TATTTTATATCTCGTATGCGTACAATGGCAGCAATGAAACCTGTCATGAAATTAACATGTAACCCAGAGTATAATTCGTTTTTAAGAAAATGGCTACAGGATGCAGGTTACTTAGATGAGCAAAATTATGGAATACCTAAACCAGAAATGGATGGTGTGGAAATGTATTTTGTACGTCAAGGTAATGAAATGAAATGGGCTAAAACCCGAGAAGAGCTTGAGAAATCTTACGGAGAAGATGCAGGTGTAACAAGTTTCCGTTTCATATCAGCCACTTGCCAAGATAATCCTGTACTTTTAAAGCACGATCCTAGTTATTTAAGCCGTTTGAAATCTCTCCCTCGTATAGAAAGAATGAGACTTTTAGATGGAGCTTGGTTGGTTCAAGAAGAATCTGCAGGTATGTATAAGAAAGCATGGACTACTTCGATACATGAAAGCGATCTTCCTGAAATGGTTAAGATGGTCAGGGCTTATGACTTAGCAGGTTCAATACCATCAGAGAAATATCCAGACCCTGATTATACGGTCGGTACTCTTATAGGTGAGTGTAGAGAAGGTAATATTTATATATTAGATGTACAAAGGTATAGAAAACGGTATGCCGCTGTACTTGACGAGATAATAGCTACTGGTCACGAAGATAGAGATAAATGGGGAGAGTTAGTAACATATATCCCAGAAGACCCTTCAAGTAGCGGAAAAGCTGCATGTCAAAGTATGTTAAACACTATAATGGGCGAAGGTATTGTTGTTAAAAAGATAAAAACAACCAACACCAAGAACAGAAAAGCCAAAGCGTTTGAACCTTTTGCGGTGGCTGCAGAGAATGAGATGGTTTATGTAGTAAAAGCCGATTGGAACGACATATTTCATGAAGAATTAGAATTGTTCGATCCAACGGTTAGAATATCTGGACTACATGATGATATTGTAGATAGTACTGCTGACGCTTATCAAATGCTTAAGTCTGCTAAAGTACACAAAGCATTCTCAATGCCAAGAGTTGCAAGCAGAAACACCCCTTATGCTCAATTCAAATCCTCCACAGGATCTTAGAATCTTGTTTAAAATTCCTTAATATGTTACAATAACTTATTACAAGAATATTGTAATACCTACCGACAGAGGCCCGAAAGGGCTTCTCAACTCCTAATAATAATAACAATGTGTTGAAATACCTGTCAAATAATAATTCTCTTTTATAGAGATTCTTTTCGAAAGGAATTAGTAATGCATCCCGCAAGACGAAACAAAAAGAAAAGGAATAACAAAAATAATAATAATAATAACGACATTAATAAAAGTTTAGATGTTATTCTTCCTAAAAACAGGCGAATGAGGAAACGTCCTGCTGCCACAAATGCTATCTATGCAACAAGAAAGTGGACAGAAGGATTAAAGCCTTACGAGTTACGTTTTCCAACAAACATTGAAGTATTTCATGAAATGTACTCTCGTGATGAAGCTGTTGGTGGTGTTCTTAACGCCACATATGCTTTAGTTGAAAATGCTTTTAAGAAATACCATATTAAAAATAATAATAGTTCTAAAGATAGTATTGCTGCTGCAGCTATTGTAAGACACTCTCTTGATAACATGAGAGATATGACGGTGAGAAGCTTTGCTCGTAACGCTGCTACATTTAATCAATTTGGATTTAGTGTTATTGAGAAGAACTACAGAAAACCTCAAAGTGATAAAGAATATTTAGGACCACTTCCTGAAGGTGTTGCTCATGAAGATTTATGGTTTATTGATAAATTAAGCATGATACCTCAGAGATCTTTAGATATCTCCGAACCTTTTATTATTGGTAATGAAGGTAGGGATATAATAGGATTACGTCAAAATGCCAGTTGGTTTCTAAACAGTACACACGCTTTAAGGAATTGGGAACCTCCTGCTAGAACAATAAACATTGCTCGTAATAAGTTTATGTTAATGGGGATCAACTCTACGGATAGTAATCCAATGGGAACAAGTCCTCTTGAGCAAGTTTGGGAAAGCTGGAAGCAAAAGCAGTTCTATCAGAGGTATTTAAGTGTTGGCATTCTGCATATAGCTTAGTGTCCATTGGTGGGGACATCGATGTAAAAACTTATCTAATTGCGGGAAACCCCTTATAGCTTTACAATACTAACTTCAGATGGTAACATACTGGAGGGCGAGTAGTAATTTACTCGGTACAGTAAAAATTTGTAAAGATTGGGCGATCCGCAGCGAAGGTTCGTGCAATCCTATTAAATAGGAGAACCTATGGAATTTAAAATAGTAGAAGAGTATTACCCGTTTGCAGTAAGTAAGTGTGGTAAAGTTAAAAATATTAAAACTGGAAACATCTTAAAGTCAAGATTATGTCATAAAGGTTACGAATTCGTATCCACTTCTTGTAAGATAAAGAAAGGGGATTATCGAAAAGTTTCTGCTAAAGTTCATAGACTAATCGCTATTGCTTATATACCCAACCCTCTAGGTAAAGAGCAGGTTAATCATATAAACGGTATTAAGCATGATAATTCTATTGATAACTTAGAATGGTGTACACAATCTGAGAATATAAGACATGCATTGGATACAGGGCTTAAACCTTACAGGAGTCCTAATCATTTAGTAGGTGAGGATGCTTGGAACACCAATCTTACAGACGAGACTGTTCATGAAATTTGTAGGAAAATGGTTAACGGTATTAGGGATCATGTTCTCATAAAAGAATACAACCTCCCTCACATGCTACCTTACAATCTAAGAAACGGTATTACTTGGAAACATATTTCCAAAGATTACAATTTTCCTGAGATTGAAGTTAAGAGGAAAATACCAGACGAAGATATCCACTGGTTGTGTAAACAAATCTCAGAAGGTAAAACAACAAGACAAATAACTAAATCTAGTAAAAATAAGAAAATTGACGCTAGGGTGGTAGGTGCTTGTAGAAACAAAAGGGTTTACCGAGATATTTCAGATCAATATTTTTAAGTTGCACGAACAACGTTCATCGACTATCGAAACCACACTTCAGGTGTAGGGAGTAGAGTACACTACAAGCTCATGGTAGTGGAAATGGTAAGCATCCAGAACGGATGATGATATAGTCAATTCTTTATGGAAACATAAAGCAGTTCATAAGAGAACGGGGGGAGGTGTTGCGACCTTTCCCGAATATTAAAGAAGCAAAGATATGGCTGGTATGCCTCTTTTAGAAATCCCAAAAGATATTCTTGATAGAGCAAACACAGATCCTAATAGTCCAGAAGCTATGCTTGTCACTCAAATGTGTGAAGATGTTGCTGCTATGCACGCTGGTGAACAAAACATGATGATCATGCCTAGTGATCCTTTTACAGATAATGGTCAGGGTAAAGAGTATAATCTTAAGTTTGTAGGTATTGATGGTTCAGGTAAGAACTTTGATTTACAAAATGCAATCGATAAGTGCAGAGAATCTATTTATCAATCCTTTGGTGCGTTAAACCTTATTTCAAATGAAAGCAAGGGTGGGTATAACCAGTTAGAAGGTCAAAATGCAATTCACTTGTACTTTGTTAATCGTATTATCAATATCATTGAAGAGTGTGTGAATAAAGACCTTATTCCTCAACTTCTTAACCTTTGTGGCATACGTTTATCTCACAAAGACATGCCTAGATTTAAAGCTGGTGATATAGAACCTGTTAGTCTTGAAGAAGTAAGTAAAATGGTACAACGTGTTAAGAGTGTTAATGCTTTCTTAGGTACTAAAGAAGTATGGATAGAAACTTACGAGAAGCTTGGTTATGACACAGAACACTTGCAAGAACTTTCTGAAGAAGAACTTCAAGAACTTTCTGAAATGGGAAGTAAAGGACAATCGAGAGCAGGAGATGGAATGAAAACTGCAGGTGAAGGAACTTCTACTAACACTGTAGGTTTTGGAGGAGACAATAACTTGGATAACTCAGCCTAATTGTTGCAATAGATTTTAATTGCTGATATAATTATATTATTAATAAGGAACAATCATGCCTTACAACACTGTAGCAGAGGCAGAAAACAATATCCCTGCTATAAAAGATCTCTCTCTTGAGCAAAAGAAAGAGTTCGTTAAAATATTCAATCGATTGCTAAAAGAGAACATGAAAGAAGGGGAAGCTATTCCCATTGCTATCTCTGAAGCAAAGAAAATTAACAAAGATGAAAACGTTAGGATGTCTAGTTTCACATTAGCTAACAAAGCTAAAGGAGATGCTTCATCCACCCCCGCTAAACCTTCTGAGAGACGTTCTGGAAGCGATAAAAACCCTGCTGGTAGTGCTAAAGATGGTAAAGGTATTACGTTCAGCGAGAAGGTTACACAAGCTTTAAAGAACAAAGTTAAAGAGCATAACGCTAAGAAGAATGTAAAACGCAAAGTATCCTTAGCAGAACTTAAAGCTGTCTATCGTCGTGGTGCAGGTGCTTTCTCAACAAGTCACCGTCCTAACATGACTCGTGGACAATGGGCAATGGCTAGGGTTAACTCTTATTTAAGAGGTGGTCATAGTCAAGACAACGATCTTAAAAAAGCTGACCAATACTTCTTTGAGAAAGAAGAAGACATTCAAAACAAATTAGACGCTATTGAAAAGTGCTTGTTTGAAGATGTTGAAATCGAAAAAGGTAATGCTTCTCAAGTAACCAGAGATTCAAATGGTAATTTAGTTTACCGAGGAATAAAGTTTGCTGGTTATGGTAAGCCTAGAAAATCCGACAACCCCAAGAAAGACAGAATGGTGTTGGTTAGGGAAGGTGATAAAGTAGCTATTGTACGTTATGGTGATGCTAGTATGCGTCAAAACTATAGTGTAGAAGCTAATGACCGTTTCTATGACAGGTTTGGAAGTCGTCCAGAAGCTAAAGATAAGTTCAGTGCTACATACTGGGCATTAAGAGATTTATGGCCTAGAGGAAGCTTAAAAGGAAGAGGTGCAAAGCCTTTAACACCTTTAAAGAAAAGCGAACACATGAATAATATTGAAAAAGACTCTAAAATGCAAGGTATTAAAGATGTTCTTTACGGTCTTTCTTGTATGATTTCTCCTAAAGGTTACGGTTCAGAAGAGGAAGAAGACAAGTCGTTATATGATGACCCAGACAAGTATGAAGACCTTTATATGGATCATCACGTATATACCGAAGAAATTGAAGAATCTTACGAAGACGTTTGGAAAACAGAAGATAACAATGTTTTAAATATTGTAAAACAGCTTGATGAAGAAGAAATGGTTGCTATTGAACCTCTTTACATTAACGCTGGTGAAGCAGATTTACATGGTGATGGTATTTCTGATGTTGAATTAGACAAGATGATTGACAACTTCAATAAAAACATATACAATATAAAAGGTAACATACATCACGCATACATGACCGAAGGTTTCAAACCAGTTAAAGCTTATCGTATGCCAATGGATGTATATATCGGAGATCCTTCCAAACCTTCTGAAATGACATTGATTAAAGAAGGTCAACCTGTCGTAAAAGTTCAATTCGCAAAAACAGAAATGGGTAGATACCTATGGGAAAAAAGGAAAGCTGGTAGATTACTAGGTGTTTCTATTGGTGCTAAAGGTAAACGTGTCCCCAACCCTAATTACAAAGGAGCTAGTCGTGATTGAGAAAATCAACACAGAAGCTGAATATCTTCTAGAGGACTTAACTTTTGAACATGACGAAGCTCATTTAGCCTACACAACAGGTACTGGTGCTGCAAGCGGCATGAACGAAGCTTACGTCCTTAAAACAGAAGATATAGAACCTGACCCTGAAAGTCAAGAATTAATTGAAGAAATTATACATAAAGCAGAAGGTGACTTACCAAATAGTGCTTTTGCTTATGTTCCTGATAAAGACAAAACATCAACTAGAAAGCTTCGTATTGACGATGCTAATCATGTTAGAAGTGCTGTAGCTGCTTTAGGAAAGGGAATGATGGGGAATAAAGTTCAAATCCCTGAGAAAGACCTTCCTGCTGTTAAAGCTAAAGTAAGAGCAGCATATAAAAAGTTTTTCCCTGAAAATGAAGTGCCTAGTGTACTCAAGAGTATGGGAGAAAAGGATTCTGATGCCGTGTCGGAATCCAGCATTGAAAAAGCCGATCACGGCATCAACAAAGAGGAAAACACAGTGACAGATACAGTGTCAATTAATAAGGCTGAACATGAGGATATCCTTAAAAAGTTAGCAGCTTATGAAGAAAAAGAAAAACAAGAACTTCGTAAATCAAAAGAAGACGTTGTTAAATCAGCTACTTTCGTAGATAACCAAGAAGAAGTTGTTACAGCTATTCTAGCAGATGAAACAGGTGTTGTTGAGTCAGTTATTGTTAAAGCTGTAGAAGCTATTGAAGCTCTTAAAGATGAACATAAAGTAAGTCTTGAGAAAGCCCTAGAAGAATCAAAACAAGAAGTTACTAAAGCTAAAGAAGAAGCAGAAGCTACCAAAGAAGAATTTGCTAAGTCAGAAGCTATTGAAGGTGACAATAGTAGCCTAAAAGATACTGAAGTGGATGTTAATAAATCAGAAGCTTTAGCTCAATTCATTACAGAAAACTATAAATAATTAAAGGATAAAAATAATGGCAACATTAGATACTTACAAGTCTGACGTAGTGCTTGGTAAAGTTCAATCAAGCGATCTTGGTTACGGTGTAGACGAGGTAACAGTAACAATCGAAGCTGGTATGAAAATGGGTGCAGCTCTAGAATCTACTTCTGTAGCTGGTAAATTTACATGGGTAGTAGCTGGTACTGTAGACGACTGTGACGCAGTTTTAATCGATCCTCAAGCAGAAGGTTATGATGGTGAACTACCTGCTGGTGATTACACTTTAGTGGTTGCTCGTCGCGGTCACACAATTGCAGAAGATAAGTTTGAGCTTAAGAGTGGTACTGCTGCAAATAAACTATCAGCAATCGCAGCTTTTGAGAAAGCAGGTATGAACAAAGTTACTGATAAAGTGCTTGGTTAATAAAAGGATAATAAGAAAATGGCAAACGCACGTAATACAAGTTTTACTCTAGTAGATTATACTGACGAAATTCAATTATTCCCTAAAGTGTGGTCTTTAGTATCAGGTATGAACTTGTTCGATACCCACAATATCACAACTACTGTAGCTCAAATCGAATATGTACAAGAAAAGCTTGCGGACATCCAATCACGTAAGCGTGGCGGTGATCGTAACTTTGTTACTTCAGAAGATGCTCGTACTAAAAACCTTAACACTGCTTTCTTCCCATTAGATCGTAGCATTACAGCAGCAGATATTCAAAACTTCCGTGAATATGGTACGGGTAATACCTCTAAAACAGTAACTTCAGAGGTTGCTCGTGTTATGGCACGTATCCGCAGTTCTCATGCTCTTTTACGTGAAAAAGCAATGGCTTTAGCTATTCAAGGTATTGGTCTTGAAGGTGCTGGTATCGGTCAAAACTACAACTACTACACTGAATTTGGTTTCACTAAAGTAAGTGCTGAAGTAGACTTCACAGCAGCGGCAGTTGACCCAAGTGCTACAGTTGAAGAGAAAGCTCGTAGAGAAATCATTCGTAAAGCACAGGATCGTACAGACAGCCATGCTTCATACAACATTATTGCAATGTGTGGTGAAAACTGGTTCTCTGCTTTCATTGCTCACCCAGACATCCAAGAAGCTTACAAGTATTTTGAATCACAACAAGATCCTCTACGTAAGCGTTTAGGTATGGAGAACGAAGGTGATTCTGTTCGTTTATTCAAGCACAAAGGCGTAACTTACATTGAAGACCTTTCTGGTAACTTCCCTGCTGACAACGCATATGTAATGCCTCAAGGTATGCCTGAAATGTTCCGAGCTTACTACTCTCCTGCAGATGACGCAGAGTACGCTAACACAGCGGGACAAGATTTATACTTGTTCTATAAAGAGAATCGTTTTGATCGTCAATACAAAGTTGAATCAGAAACAGCATTCTTGATGGTTAACACCCGTCCTGATCTTGTTATTGAATTAACTGGTAAGTTCTCTTAATAATACATTTATATAAAAACCCGCCTTTGTGCGGGTTTTTATTTGCCTGAAATCTAGTAAAGGACATTAGATTAATTATCCGAATGGAAAAATAACTTACGGAGTTATGACAATGAAAAAGTTTTATAAAAAGTTTACAACTAAAAAAGAAATGGTACAATCAGTAGCTAGTCTTACAAAAGGACTTGATGTTGATAAAATGGTAGAACGTTTACACTCTGCTGGTCCTCGTAGATTGTACGTGATTGACAAGAAAGGCTCTGAGATTGCCTGTGACAACTTTAAAAAGTTTATAGCAGTGATTAATCAACAAGAAGGTTTAAGCTTGTTACATCAAATCAGCTTTGGTCGTGGAGAGGTTTATCACGTATATTCAGTGGAAGATTATTTTAACACAGAAGAAAAGCAGGAAGAAGCAACTGTTGAACCTGAAACTCCAGTAGAATGTCCTCTTGAAAAGTATAAACTGTTAGAAAACCCTGATGATATCACTGGAAGTAAAAAAGCTTTACACAATGCCGCTAAGAAAGACCTTGGATTAGATATTAAAAAGAATCAAAAGTTTGATGCTATGCTAGCAGAGATTGCTTCTCACTTGGAGAAGTAATATGGATGACATTGTAAAAAAGATTCTAATGGCAATGGGATTACCAGAAGAGGATATTCCTGTTGATGTCATAGAATACTGGATACTAGCTTGGCAAGAAGTATACCCTGACAATGAATGTCTTGTGCTTCACAACACTGTTCTTAGTTTGTATGAGTGGCTTATTCGTCAAAGTGCTAAAGATGCAAGCGGTGGTGGTAAAGTAAAAGAGAAAGAAGGTTTAGCTGAAATAGAACTTGATCGATACAATAAAAGTGTTGATTGGGAGAAAGCTCTTGAAGATTACCTTAAAGCTCCTTGGTTGGCATTCCCATTCTGTAAAGAAGAACTTGCTAAAGGTATTATCAACCGTGTTAAAGTTGGTGGTGTCCGTAAAGACGAAATTTGTAAGATTAAACGTGACAAGAATATTCGTGATGGTGGTGCTAGTGAAATAAGTGGTGTTAGACAACCTAATGCTATGAGATACAGAAGAACTGGTACTAGAGATTCATTCCTAACCAAAGACGATGATTGTAACGATTGCTAATATTTCTTATCAGTGTTATAATTACCTTGTAAAATAATCATTTCTAAAAAGCCCCTTTCTTGGGGCTTCATCCCTATAGTGCAATTCCTGCACAACAATTCAAAAAACAAACAATTCATTACCCTTATCATTATTATTATTATAAAGGAAAACAATATGGCGAGAGTTATAACTGTTGGTGTCCCACCTAATACTTGGGTGGATGTCAACACTATTTCTGGTATAGCAGTTGGATCTTCTATCACTGTCCAGAATATTAGCACAGTTTGGGTGAACATACAAGAAAGCCCAACCGAACCTACAGAAG